AAGTCGTCGAAGATAGCTGATACTTCTGAAGATACAACGATCCAGTTAGCACCACCTCTAAGAGTTGATTTGTGGATTTGAGCTGAAAGTTGGTTGATAGCAGTGATCAACGTTTGGTTCCAGTCCTTCTGAGTGTAAGGAGTAGTTCCTGAAGAAGCTAATCTCTTCCATCCGTTGTAGTCCCAACGTAGATCCCATGCCGCACCTTTTCTCAAGTCTCTCAAGATTTCACGGTCGATTTCAGCAGCCACTTGCTCAGACAACAAAGCTGTCAATTCAGCCTCAGCGTCGATGTTGTGGAATGCTGCAACGTCTTGTGCCAATTCAGGAGACCATTGAGCTCTTAGTTTTCTTTCTGTAACTGATACTGTTACTGACTCAAGGTCGAAAGAAACTTCACCGATTTGATCTTCGAATTCCAAGTTGTCGTAGTTTCTGTAAACAGCAACAAACGCACTTGAAGCACCTGTAGTTGAAGAGAATGTAGATCCTGTGTATCCGTCAGGTGATGTTTGACCACACTCAACACATACAGGAACTTGCAAATCAACTTCCAAATAGATTTTACCATCAGCGTTACAGATGTTGTTGTACTGACCACCTGAACCTGTACCAGGCCATGTAGTCGATGCTGTACTTCCGTATTCAACGATTCCCTTACCATATCTTTGAGTTACAACTCTAAACAAGTATGGGTTTTTAACGTTAGCTGATGTGTTAGCGTTACCTGAAACACCTAAGATCAAAAGACCTGAAAGGAATTCTTCTGTATCCATCATGTTACCGTTAGGTCCGATCAACTGACCAGCACCTGCGTTCATGAATCCAGTCATTTCGATCAACACTTTTCTGTAGTTGTCCTCAGTGTAAGCACTTGGTACCAAAAGACTATCTTCCCATACAACTGTTGTACAAGGAGCTGTGATAGCTGACCATCTACCTTTTGAGTAATCGAACAACCCTGGAGGGTTCAAAGCAGCTTCGTTACCTTCATAGAACAAGTCATACAAATCCTTAGTGTAAGCAGGATTGTAAGTACCAGCATCTACGTCTGTACCGTAACCTTTGTTTGGATCACCAGGATAGTTACCTGGAGAACCTACAGGAGCGTAGTGATCACCACTACCACCTGTTGCACCGTCCCAAGTACCACCAGAGTAACCTTGGATACGTGGTACAAAGTAGAACAACTTACCGATAGGTAGGTTCATAGCTTGTACTGATACGATGTCGTTTGCAAGAAGTTTAGAGAATACTCTTCTTACGATTGGGAAAACTACAGTTTCAAAAGAACCTGAGTCAGAAGTAGAAGAAGCTTCATTGATTAAGTGTGAAGCTTGGTTTTCATACAACTGAGCGATGTTTTCCTTAAGGTGACCATTAAGACCCTCTAAGAATCCTAATTTGTCCCATTTGTTGATTGTGTCTTCTTTGATAACTTTCAAATGCTTCATGCCGATGTTACCAACAAGACCACTTTCTAATAATGCACCCATTTTTAATATTTTTTTTTTAGGTTTTATTTATTGATTTTTTGCATGATATCCTTCATTCTCAAGAACTGAGGATTCTCATACGTTTTTGACTCAATTAGATTTTGTGCTGAACCTGAAGCTGGTGATTTTTCAATCTTACTTACAGATTCAGTTACAACATTTTGAGTCGTAGTGTTTAGTTCATTCTTGATAGAATTGTAAAGAGACTTTGACTCTTTCAAAGATTCAACATCATCAAATCTTCTCAATATGTTAATTTTCTCTTGCTTCGTAGTTGTATGTTCTGTAAACAATCTTGTAGCGTATGCTAAATTTGAGTTGAACACTGCAACTTCATTCAATTTTTCTCTGAACACGTTAAGAGCTTTACGATATTCTTCGTTTTTCTCTCTCAATCTTTGGACTTCATTATTGATAGATTCAACTTTGACTCCGTTATCACCATAAACGTAGTTACGGTTATTAGTGATACCTTTTCTCAAACCACGACCTTCTTTAGAACCCATTCCGTAAGTTCTTGCAGCTTCTTTAGCCTCAGACTTTTCGTAATCTTTCTTTCCAGGATGAGTCTTAGATTTGTCACCTTTATTTCCTCCGAATTTACCTTCGTAGTCTTTATAGTGACCATCTTTACCTTCACCAGCCTTTTTCTTGACTCCGTCTACAGACTTACGCTTGTATTCGTGTTTGTTAGAACCCCAATCCTTTCCTTCTTCCATTTCCTCTTCAGTGAATTCGAATTTCTTAGGTTGTAAGTTCATACCAACTCCTTTAGCTTTACCCTTAGGTTCGATTGCCGCTTCCTTAGTTTCTGCTTTAGTCGTTAATTTTGCTGGTTTGGTGTTACCCATAACTGGTTTGATCGTCATTTTTGATTCGGACATATCGTCAGAGTCTTCATCTTCCTCTTCGTCCATTTCGATTTCATAAACTACTTCATCCATTTCTTCAGTATACTCAGAATCATCTTCCATATCCTTTTCTAAATCACGGATATGAGCCGCATCATCTTTTTCTGCATCTCTGTAATGGTCGTATTCCTCACCTTCTCCCATTTCTGTTTCGTTGAAAATATCTTGAATCATCGCATCCAATTCCTCGTCTGAGATTTCATCTTCTTCAACATCAACATCCATGTCCAATTGTTCATCCAATTCGTCGCTCATAGAGTCTTCCTCTTCTTCGCTTTCCATTTGGATGATATATTCTACGTCAGCATCTTCATCTTCAATATGAACTTGATCATCGTCTTGTGTAACGATAATACCGTCTTCATCGCTCATCGCTTTGAAAACCTTCAAAATTTCTTCATCAGACGCACCTGTAAGGTCGATTGGTAGTTCATCATCTTCCTCAGAATCAAAATCAATTTCCATTTCATCCTCTTCGGAATCCATTTCCACATCATCACCTTCTTCGTCAGATTCTTCTGAATCCATGTCCAAAGCTAAGATATCTTCTTCTTGCTCGTCCATTTCTTCAGCGTGTTCAGCCTCCTTTAGAGACTCTTTTACTAGTTCAGAGATTTCTTCCTTCATTGTTGAAGCAAGTATTCCTTTTGCATTCTCCGCTACTACTTGTTCCAAATTTTTCATTTGGAGTAGTGCTTCCTCTACTATAGATTTGTTTTCTGCCATTTATTAAATGATTATTTTTTTACTCTATAAATATACCCAAATACAAAAAAGTTTTTTTTTTGATAATAAGAAATGAAATTAAATGAAGAATCCCCCACTTTTGATGGAGGATTCTTTCTATGTTAGTGTAAAAATTACTTTTCTACAACTTCGTCGATTTTACTTTCAGATACAGCGGTGATTCTCCAATCGTGTGGAAATCCCTCGTATCTTTTGGTAACTTTAGCCTCAACGTCAGTAACGTTAAAACCTTTTACGAGTTTTTCTTCTCTAATTTTTTTGATTTTTCCTGAGTTCTCATCGGGGAGATCGTACATGATCTTTGCTACGAAATACTTTTCTTCCATGTTTTCCATTTAATGTGTGTAAAATTATTTTCCTAAATAATGATTAAGTTTTTGTAATAAGTCAATAGAGCGATTCATTCCTTTTCCAGTATCTGAACCTGTAGATGACATTCTAGACATTTTTTCTTCCTCTAAGTTTTCCTCAAAATTATTTCTTTCTTTCGGATCAGTAAAAAGATATGCTCCGGGTGTAGACGGAGATGAAACCAAATCAAAACAAATTAATTCGAAATCATCCTGTACTTCATTTTGTTCCCCAACCTTTTTTAAGGATCCCACTCCACGAGAAGATATACCTAATGTTACCCCTTGACGAAGTAGGTTAGCTGCTTGGTCACCTTTAGTTGATACAACACCTCTTTCGTGGAAACCTGGTGAGGTAAGAAGTTTTAGTTTACCCATCAGGATATGTCCATCCCACCAAATCTCAGTAATAGCGTGTGATACACGATCCAAATCAATTAATGATGATTCAGGGTGATTGAGTTCAGATAGGGCAACACCCTTGTTGATCATTTTTTTGTAGTTATCCGCTTCTCTTTTGAGGATTCTTTCAGGATATACACGACCATTTCTATTTGGTGTATTGTATTTCTGAAGAACGGCATAAAACTCAAATGGTTTGGAATAATCCAACATACTTTTGTTGGACTCTTCAATAATTGATCGGTTTAATTCGTGAGTGGGGGATATATGTCCCGCATCCATCTCAATCAAAATTCCCTTACCAATTTCACTTGGACCTAAAATTCGCATATAGATATCTTTTAGATATAAATATACTGATTATAGTTCTTTTACTTTTTTTGAGAGTGTGAACTCAAAGTTGGGGTTTTGCATAAAATTTTTGTGGTAAATTTCTCTACAAATTCTTTTGAGAGAAAACTTAATTTTGGGGTCCTTGAAATCAATTTCTCCCACCATAAAAAAAGTTATTTCTAAATTCATAAAACTTTTTTTTCCGTATACTATTCCACTTGTTCGTAGATCCAAGTCTACTATGTAATTTGGTTTGAATAACCCAGTATCTATTATTTCGTATACAGAATTTTTTATTGATTTGCTAAGATCTGAAACCACACGATTACAGTTCTCAAATTCATGTTTGGGGGTGACCCAACTTTGGATATTTAGATAAATTGATTTTAGTTGTTTGGCGTCGACTGTACCATAATTGATCTTCGCTTCGGGGAAACCGATAATTCGCGAAGTTTTACCTTTTTTCATATATTTTTTGACATACAAATGTTTATTGCTGATAAAAATATATCATCTATTTGACCTTTAGTCAAATTTTATCAACATTCGTATTATTTAGTAATATATGCTAATAGTCGAAGTCAAAAATAATAACATAGAAAAAGCACTAAAAGTGCTAAAAGGAAAAGTTATTAAAACAAAACAGTTGGATATTCTAAGAAACAGAAAAGAATTCCAAAAAAAATCTGTGATCAGAAGAACTGAAATTAATAAAGCAAAATATATTCAGAGAAAAAAAGATTCAGAATCTTATTGAATATTGTTGTAAAGTGAGAAAAGACGAACGTAATTTATTTTATTATATTCTTCTTTTGTGATTTGAGAAATTGTCTCTTGTAGTTTGTTCTTAGTAACATCATCATCACTTTCGATAAGTTTGAGTGATGAAATTGTTTTTTCTTTTAATTCTTTATATTCCACTTCTAAATCAGAGTCCTCGGTCATCAATACTTTACCCAAATCATTTTTTGTGGACTCATCCAAACTTTCGATATAATTTTCCAATTGTTTTCCAGCAATTTTGAAAATTGTTTCGATTGGTAAATTAATTGATTCTTTTACTTGTGTTTTTTGGATTAGTGTTGATACCAAACTTTTTCTACTCTGAACTGATTCTAAAATAGTGGTAGGAGACGTATAGATGAGATTGTCGATGTTTTTGTACTTGTTCTCACAAACCACATCTTTGATCCATTTAGATACGTCAGAAACGTTTAGATTAGGTAATAATTTTTCAATCTGTCTGATTGATTCTGAAATATATAGTTCGGCAGTTTCTTTGTCTAAACCTTGATTCTTGTCGAGTTCAGTGTAAAGGTGAGTCAAACTACTAATTGCTTTATTTTCCAAAACAATTTTTTTGAAGTTTAAGGTGTCTTCTTTCATAGTACCATTCACATAAGCTGATACCATTTTTGACTCAATTTTAGATAAAATTTCTCCGAAGTTCATTTGATATATTTTTCTATAAATATATTAATTTATCAATTTGCCCAAAACTTTCTCCATTTCCCCTAAAGAACGTCTTCCTTTTTCCAAGTCTAATTCATCAATATTTGTTGAATCACCATTTTCGAAAAGCATGTTCATTTTTTTTGTTTTACTTTCTGGTGTAACTTCACCTGTTGTCGGTGGTACTTCTCCTTCAATCGGAGTTGATTCAGGAGTTCCAAAATCTGTACCAGTCTCCATGCCAAATTCGTCGGTAGTTGTTTCACCAGTAACAGGCGTTTTACTACCATATAAATTATCCACATTATCGAATAAACCTGTTTTAGTAATAACGTTAGGCGTATTTTGAATTTCTGTCGCCACAGCTTTTTCGAGTCTCTGTTGTTGTAAATCAAGTTTGATTTCCTCATCCGAGAAACCTAAAACATGTTTTTTAGCCCATGATTGAGATACCGGTGCAATACCCTCAATCGGCATTACAGCATCTTTGTATAACAACATTTTTTCTTTCCATACATCAATCGTCAACAAGTCAGCCTGTTTTGACGGGTTTGTCAAACTGAGTTGGAAGGAACCTAATTCATCCTCAAATCCCAAAAGAAATAAATGAATGATTGCGATTTTATTCAATTCAGCAATCATTGATTTCTGAATTCTGTTGATTGTACGAGCAAAACGAATGTCTTGTAAAGATAAGTTTCTACCATCACCAACTACTTCTTCAAATCCCAAGAATGCTTTGGGGATTCTAAGAGCTGTCAACAATTTCTTTTGGATGTACTCAATGTCAGCAATTTCAGATAGATTCTGTGCTCCCTGTAAAGTTTCGATTGGGTTAGGTGCTGATGGATCACGAACAGGAATAAAGAAGTCTTGGTCCACAGCCATTTGGTTGAATCTCATGTCTACGTTACCTGTCGTTGGATCTGTAACCATATCCTTTTTGAACTGAGCGGCAAATCTTTGTACATAAGGTTGGATGTCACCGTCATCCATATTTCCAACATAAACTTTGAATACACGTCTTTCAGGTGCTCTTGATACACGATATACCAACATAGCGTCCTCACCAAGAACTAATTGTTTCCAAATTCTTCTAGCCTTTTCCAACATAGAAGTTCCATAAGGAAGTTTTCTATCATCACCTAACAATCTAAAGTGAGCAATTTCCCAACTCTTGAAATCAAGTTGTTTGTTTTTCCAAGTAAAGGTCAAACCTTCAACCTTATCCCCAGTGCCAGCTAAAGCAGCTCCTGAAGTTGCTCTACCACGCATTCCGACTTCAATCCTTTCAATTTCTATGTTTGGAAGTTGTAAACAACCTACAACGCCTTTCTCGGGGTCTAATTTTAAGAATACAAAGTTATCACCATATTTTGCGGTATTTCTAGTCCACATTGGTAGATTCGTATTTACATCCAAGGAGTTGTTAAATAGGTCACCCAATATGGATTTTATTCTCGGTGAATCTGAATAAATTTGTAACATATACCCATTCTCATCTACTGTTGTAGATTCTTCCGCATATGTGTCTAAAGCTGCTGAAATTTCAGGGGTATATTCCATAGACTCATAATCATAATATGATGCAAGTCTTGTTGGTTCATAGTAGACGGCTTGTGAATAAAGATTATTTTCAATCTTAGCCCATTGTTGTGTAATATAGGCGGTTTGTCTTGCTTGTAGTTTTTCTCTTTCGTACTCAGCTTTATCTGTAGTTCTGAGAAGTTCTTTTTTGTCAAATTTGTAGGTAGGAACATCCTGACCCAAAAGTGAGTTGGGACCAAAGGTTTGCGATAACCTCTGCCATATAGTTAGATTTTTGTCTTGCTCTGCCATTTTTACAATGTTAATCTATATCAAAATTTTATCAACGTCTTATTCCTCCGAATACCCATAAATAGTCTTGATAATCTCTTTTAGTCGGTTGATTTCTATATGCAGGATTATTCTCGTACATTCGATTGGGTAATTGAGGATTGAAAAACTGTTGATTTGGAGCTTGATATGACTCAACTTGCCAAGATTCCAACATTGTTTTTGCCTGTTCATTCACCTTACTAAGTTGTGTGAATGAAGTTTCTGCAACATATACCGCCATGGCAATAGCCATAATTAAATCATCATGTTGACCCTTCATGTGATCAGGTCTACCGTTGATATAAACAAAAGTACTCATCTCATTTAATAATCTATTTGATCGTACCTTCAGTCCATGTCTCAAAGCTTCCTCATAAGCAGCAATAATCTGCACCCTTTTCTGACTAAAATTTAATCCAGGTATTTTATCCTTTACCTTCGGATCAAATTTCCATTTATTACCATATTCAACACCCTCAACGTATAAATCCTTATATCCTAATTCTTGTAGTTTTCTTGAGGTTGCAACCCCCATACCACCAGTGATATCAATAACAATAAATGCCGAATACATAGTTCCCCATTTGTAAGCAATTTCTGCCAATACATCGGGTGGAACTTTACCCAAATATTCCGCCACTTGTTCTCTCTCATCGAAATCATACACTTGAATTGTTGAAAAATCTTCAGAATCACCTCTTGACACGTCAACACCCATAATATATTTGTGACCAATTTCTGGCTCCTTCCAAATCCAAAAACCACCACTAATCATTTTACCAATTGGTTCCTTGATTGTATTTTCAGTAATAGTTTCAATCAAATTAGAATCAAATACATTATCACCCGATCCCAAAAAATTACATTCCAATTCTTGAGCAACTTTTCGTTTGTCGTATTTGAGTTTTTTGACCATAGCTTCAAACCATGATGATGATGGTTTGTATCCCTCTTGAAATTTTTGTGTAATTTCTTCAAAATTACGTTCGAATGGATTCGTATTAGTATAATCAATCCTAATTTCATTGTCATTATATTCTTCACGATTCAAAAAGTAGTGGATAATGTCTTTAGTTTTGACTAAATATAAATCCTTAGTATATCGAGGGTCACGATACCAATACATTTCCGTAATCTTGAAATCATTCATATTTCTTAAGGCTTGATCGTAGATTTCATAATAAATCGGATCGTACCCGTTAGGTGTGGAAATAACTATAACTTTACCACCTGTGGACAAAGATGCCATACACGCAGCCCAAAAGTCTCCATCAGCATCAATAAATGCCGCCTCATCAAAAATCAGAATAGTTGGGGAGTATCCACGTAGTGCGTCTTTAGATGTCGCTACCGCTTTTATCTCACAACCATTTGTTAATTTGTAATGTTTGGCGGCGTTTTTGTCTGGTGAAAATCCAACACCTACCCAATCTGGCCATTGTGATGTAAACTCTCTAATTTTGTTTGCAAATTCAACTGAAGTATCCTGTTTGTTTGCGATGATTAGTACTTTTTCAGGTTTGTTTTTTCTAGCAAAAACAAGTTTTTTACTTGCCCAAGCGGCAGTTACTGTTGATACTCCAGCCTGTCTGTATTTCAGAGCAATATTTTCATTGTATGAATCGTAATCTTCTACTAACCTGACTTGGTCAGGAAACAACTCCAAAGGAACGTAACGTGATTGAGTATTATCGTAAGTTTGTAAATAAGTTTTCAAGGCGTATGACGTACTTGCCATACACTTGGAGTATTCTAAAAGTAATTGTTCCTTAGATAATCCCATAAAGTAGTTTAGGATCTACTAATACCCAAACTACCTAAAAAGTCATCTAAATCACCCAAATCATCGTCATCATCGGAATCAACGTCTGTTGCTGATTGATCGTCAGTTCCATAATCTTCATCATCATGAATTTCGTTTAGATGGTCAACAATTTCTGTAACCATTCTATCCAAGATTTGAGTTGCTTTAGCATCACCTCTAAGAATTGCCTTCGCTAGTTTGAAAAATTCTTCAGCAGTGAGTGCCGAAAAACGAGCAAATAGGTAGTTCTGTATCCATCGTTTATCTTCATCAAATAATTTTTCAGGATACGATGCTACAAACTTTTCCCATAATACAGGTCCAAGTCTGAGATCCCAAATTTCATTTGCCAAAGTATCTGTTGATGCCATAACCATTTCGGCTTGTTTTGGGTCATCTGGTAATCCTTGAGTTCCGAGGATTTCCATGGTACCCTTAATCAATTCATGGACAAGAACAGGGAAAAATACCCCACGAGCTTTCACAGTCGGAGGGTCTGTCTCAATATCAACTTCTTCTTTTCCTGCGATACCTCCTTGACCCATCATACCTTCCATGACTTGATCAGGTAAGACCCAATATAATAAATCGTTTACTGACATAAGGACACCATATAGATTCAACAAACGTGGATCAAGTCTATCTAATTCTTCTTTTACCAGTTCAAACATATAGTGACCTTTTTTAGAAGATCCTTGAATTAGAGCGTTGATGAATCTTCTTTTAGCCTTTTCAATATCGTACCTTTCGAATGCACTTACAAAATCATCAATCTGATCTTCTTGTTGTTGAAAGTTTTGTTCTATCTCCTCTTGTTCAGGTTCTTGACCTTCTTTGGAAAAACCTTCCATTCCAATTTCACCCATTCCAACTAGTTTAGCATCATATTGAACTTGATCGGGTCTAACACCCATTTCTTTACGAACCAAATCAACCGCTAAATTTTCTAAATATTCTTTATTTTCAGATTGTATACGAAACACGTCTCTTACAGCGCCCATCATTGCCATCTGTAAACCCATAAGGGCATTCTGACTACTTACTTCTTCTTGACCGGTATATCTTTTTACTTTTTCAACCACATCACGAAATCTTTTTGACGCAATTTTTTCTTCAAATGAAACGGGTATGGTTTCAGATTTTACATCAGGGAACGCAGGATTTTTTGAAAGAGGTGTCTCCCCTTTCTCCATTTTACTTTTGATGTCGGGAGACATTCCTTTAGTTTGTTTTTCAAACTCCCCTCTATTCTGAGCGTCTTGTTCTTGTATATTTTTTTTCATTACTTCTTGTTTTCAAAAGTAATTCCTAATTGGTCAAAAGTTAGATAATCAGGAATTTTTGTAACAGGTGCCTTAGGATTATTGTCCACCATATTTTTACCAGCCTTTGGTTTTGGTTGGTGTTTCGGATTTTTGAAAGGATCCATCTTACCAGGTTTTTCGGTAGTTCCTGGTTTTACTTTTGGTGGGGCAGTCGTTGGGGATTGTTCCATAGCTTCTTTTTTTGTCAAAGTATAAAGCTTTCCGATTGGTTTGTCCAATTTTGTTTTCCCGACTAATTTGTCCGTTAATGCGGATTTCAAAGATTTTCTTATGATACCACCTTCTTCCAACAAAGAAATGAACTCCTTCTTGGTCATTTTTGGGGTGAGATGTTTTTGAACTAACTTATCTATCGATGATTCCAAAATTGCCTGTACAGGATTTTTTCCCTCCTTTACATTTTTTTTCACGTCCTTGACACATCTCTCGAATTTCTTTTTCTGAGCGTCAGTATATGAATCACGATCTTTACCTTCTAGACCTAATGAAGACGTACATACCGCCCAAGGGTTGTACTTATTATCTTTTTCATCCAAGTCTTCAGATTCATCCATACCATCTTGATACATCCCGGGAGTTTGTCCAGGATCAACACCGAACCCATCATTTGTTGAAGCACCAACTTGATGAGGTTGTTGTGTTGTTTGACCAGATCCGTATGGGTTTAGAGGATCATCATCACCCTCTTTCATTTCTTTTTCGTATACTTGGTAAGTAGCACCCTTTTGTTGCAACTTAATTTCATCTGGAGAACCTTTCTTTACTTTGATAGTAATAGTTTCTTGTTCTTTAGTTTCTTTTTTAGTTTTCATAGACTGTATTTTTTTCAAATTCTAAAATTAGGTCTCTTGCGTACAATTTATCTTTTACTTTCTGTTCACTGTCACCAAATCTGAAAACTAATCTTTCGTTATTTTCAGAACTATCGTCAGTTTCCCAAGCTAAAGCAATAATATCTTCCATAGCGTCGGTCATCCCCATATAATCTGATTTTTGGATCAACTCCATATCTACAGATGTATTTCTAAGAGTTGCAACTTTTTCTATAAAATTGATGTGGGGTGGTTCAGGATACCCGTTCGACGGTTTTGCATCCCAACTCTCACCCCACACATCAAGTTCTTTTCCGAAAATGAATTCGTACATATTATCACCTCTATAGTTAGGGCCCAACCCATTCACATAGATAAGATAACTCATAACACTTCACCTTTGGTAGATATTTTGATTTGTTCTCCTTTATGTTCAAAAACTAAATTTCCTTTGTTTGTTTTACCAAGAAATTTGATTTCAGAATTCTCGGACATAATGAATTCAGCTGCAAGTTTTTGCTCAACAGACTCAGAAATTTTGTCAAATGATTTTGTTGTTACCTTTTTAGGTTCTTTCTTTTCCGATTCAGAAATTACAAAATATTTTTCCAAAACCTTATCTACTTTTGACTCAGAGAAAATTGAATCCATGATTTTGGAAATTGATGAATGTGCTTTGTCCTCTTCACTCATTTCCTCGTCACGTTGTTTTTTGATATTCGAATAAACACCGACAACTTCACCTGGTCTTCCATCGAATTCGTCACGATCCTCTTCTTCACCCATTTCACCTTCAACAGGTTCTTCTACGTCAAGGTCAAGATTCATATCCAAATCCTCATCACCAGTCACATCAACGTCCATCTCCTCTGAATCATAATCAGTTTCAACTTCCTCAATCTTAGCAATGATATCTTCTTTATCTTCATCATCAAGTTTGTCTAAATCCAATGCTGACAAAATTGAATTTAGAACGTATTTGATGTCTTCAGATGTCATACCTACAGCATCGTTCATGGTACGAATTTTTTGACCTAATTTTCCTGTAAGTTTTTGGATAACTTTGAAATCAACTTCCTCTTCTTCAGCACCCATATCAGGTGTTTCAGCGTCCATTTCCATATCCATATCCAACGACTCATCACCACCTTCAGAATCCATCTCCATATCCATATCCAATGACATGTCATCAACAGGAGCTTCCTCAGGAGCGGGTGCTGGTTCAGGAGTAGGTACTTCTTGCTTAGGAAGTTTCAAAGTGAATTTCTTTTGCTCTTCCAAAGTGAACATAGACACCTCCTCTTCGTTTTCGTTGAGTCTGTTCAACTCACCCGCCAAAAGATTCATTCTTTTTAGGGCTTGAGAATATGACTTATAGTACTTTCTATTTTTCATTGGCTCAATATAGTCCAATGACTCGTTTACATTTTTCTTGATTACGTAACCAAGTTTTTCTTTTACAATCTCATACTGTTGTCCATCGGCCAAAGTTTTACCGAATTCTACACGAGATGTTTCATTAATTGAGGAAGGTCTAGTTTCTTTGTATCTAGCGATTTCAAGGATTCTATTTATCTTGTCTTGTCCTTGTAATTTTTCACTTCCGATTGGTTTTAGGTCAGCCATGTTTTGATATATAAATTTGTTTAACTGTTTAACCCGTTAAATCCACCAATAGCTACCGCTGTGAGTTGTACCACATCTTGATTTTGAGCTGTTGAATAGACTGGGTGAGGCAAAGGAGCAGTCGTAGTCGTACCACTACAATTGATACAATCTTCATAATTGTAAGTTCCCGCACTTAAAACTTCCATAATTTTTTTCTTTATAAATATACGAATATAACGAAATCTTTAGTTATTCAACCTCTTGATTTTCCAAAGACAGCTTTTTATCCATGAGTTTATTCTTAAAATCGTAAAGTTTGTCAATATATTGGTTACGTCTAAGGAATTTGAACACCAAATTCTCATAAGAAAATTCACCATCTTTCTCCAAACCCGAACTTCTATATTTTTTTAATTTTTCTTTAAACTTCTCAATTTTCCCTAAGGCTACATCCAATTCATCATCGGCAACATCATCCATCAAATTATCAATTTTTTCCATGACATTAGCCACTTTCATCTTCAAGAATTCTTTGTCAATCGACACATTTTCTTTTTCTGGTTTGTGAATCCATTCGTCAAATAACACCGAATAAACTCCCGTAGAAAAATGAGTTTCATTCACATCTTCAGCATATAATTCTACTTCATAACCCTTTACCGTGATATTGTGAGTGGAATTAAATAAGGTTTTCTTTAACTGAAATAGTTCTTTGTAAACCTCTCGATCTTTTGGGTCGAACTGAGAAAAATCAACATATAAATGAAGATCTATATCAGAGAATTCCGACCAATTAAAGTTAGCCAATGATCCTGTGAATCTTACGTCTTCTATGAACAAATTTTCACCCAAGTAATCCATGAATTCACCAGCAATTTCCAATAAAGCAATCCTAATATTTGACTTCAATACGGGATTGTCAGTATCAACATCATTCCAAATCTTTGGATTCAAAGTTTCCTTAGTTCCAAATGACATCAATATTTCAGAGTATTTGTCCATAAACTATAAATACTCCAATATTAATTAAGGTAATTTTGTGAATTTGTAAGCTTTTGAAATCTTTGTGTTGAAATATTTTCCTTGTGATTCTGCCAATCTGAATTCCGCATAAACATTATGAGGTACATTCTCATATTCATATTTACTACCGTTCTTAAACTCAGCAATCATTTTTTTTGTTGCAGTATCATATTCAGTTTTGGAAATATTTGAAGAATCAATTTCATTGACAATTTTTGTTCCGTCGATTGTTTGTGATTTTACAGCCATGTTACAAAGGGGTTTTTTTATCAATTCTACCCAATAATTTGGTAAAGTAATCATCAATTTCAAATCCACCATCTTCAATGAGTCCAAACTTACGAGCATCACTTTTGATTTTTTTTATAGCGTAAATAATTAACTCTCTTTGCATATACATGTTGTGAGTCATACCTTCACCACGTTCTAACTGACGATCTTTGATTCCGTTTTCAATGAACATTTTTCTCATTCTAATGTACTCACGTAAAATATAATTTACATCAGAATTTTTCAGAGTTAGAAATCTTTTCAGTTGTGGTCTCATAGTATATAAATACAACAAACCCCCACTTTTGGGTGGGGGTTGTTACTATTTTTCTTGTTTCAGATGACAGGAGCAAGAACCACATCCACAGTTTTTCTTTTCTGTTTTGGATGACACCAGAAGTGCGACGGCTCCTCCTAATAAAACTATTGAGATGATGACATTTATCATATCGATAAATATTACATCTTCAACTTTTTGAGTTCTTCACGGATCTCGATCGCTCTTTCAAAGTTGTGGTCAGCAATTACCTGTTTGAGTTCAACTTCAAGTTTATCAATTGATTCTTGAGAGTTTTCTCGTTGTTTAATCTTATCACGGATGGCAATAGCCAATTCGTAATCTTCTGATTCAATCGCTAGTTGAAGTTCTTTTTGGAGTCCTTCAAGACCATTGTCTTTTTGTTTTTTGTTTTTGAATGGATTCATCAACATATCGTCATCGAATCCTGAGGTACGGATAAAACTGGTGATCACAACTTTACCATCATTAGATGTGAAGGTTTCTTTGTTCCATTCACCATTTTCATCTTTTCCTTTTTCTATATTATTTTTTCCGTGGATACCAAATCTTCCACCGAACGGATTACTACGACCGAACATATTGTTTAGTTCATTGAACAAGTCATCAAAAGAATCACCTCTTCCAAACATATTTTTTTCTTTTTAAATTTTTATTTGTTATCTTTGTCCCAATAATAGTAAATAATGTGCCAACAACCAAAATTACTATTCTCCTGACAAAATGTCAAAACAAAAATATAACAAACTGACAAATTGTCAATATTGGTATTTGGAAAAATAATTGTATATTTGTGGTGTAAATCAAAAACTGAAATATCATGATTGAATCTATGGACGATAACGATAAGGGAGCAAAATCCCGTCAAAAACAAAGTGGGACACCCGTCTTAGATAACTTTTCTAAAGACCTTAACAAGATGGCCGCTGAGGGTAAACTTGACCCTGTAATCGGTCGGGAGATGGAAATCCACCGAATTGCACAAATCCTATCCCGTAGGAAAAAGAATAACCCCATCATCGTGGGGGAACCTGGTAGTGGTAAAACCGCTATCGTAGAGGGACTCGCCAACAAGATCGTACAAGGCGATTGTCCCCGAAATCTTCGTGATAAACGCATCGTCCTTTTGGACCTCACTTCAATTGTTGCGGGTACCAAATACCGTGGACAATTTGAGGAGCGTATGAAAGTTATTATCGAAGAACTGTCTGAAAATCCAGACATCATTATCTTTATCGACGAAATCCACACGATCGTAGGTGCCGGTAACGCATCTGGTTCAATGGACGCATCCAACATCTTCAAACCCGCTCTTGCCCGTGGTGAAATCCAATGTATTGGGGCAACAACTCTTGACGAGTACCGTACCAATTTCGAAAAAGACGGAGCACTTGAGCGTCGATTCCAAAAGGTGAGTATTGATTCTCCCTCTAAAGAAGAAACACTACTTATCCTTCAACAATCGAAATCACGTTATGAAGATTTCCACAAGGTCCTTTACACCGAAGAGATCTTGGAGATGTGTGTAAACCTTGCGGACCGTTACATCACCGATCGTGAATTTCCCGATAAAGCGTTTGACATCTTGGATGAGGTCGGAGCTCGTAGTCAAGTGGAAGTGAAAATTCCAGAGTCAATTGAGATTCTGAAGCAAAAAGCTGTAGAACTCAAACAACATAAATTGGACGTGGTCAAGAAACAAGATTACGAACAGGCTGCTGAGATTCGTGACAAAGAGAAAAAACTTTTGGAACGATTGGAGAAAGAAAAGGCTAAGTTCGAAAAAGAACAATCTGAAAACAAGAAATCCATCGAGCCAGAGTTGGTACTTGCTGTTGTGGCATCTATGACCAAAATCCCAGTGAACAAACTATCTCTTGATGATAAAGCGGCATTAGTTGGTTTGGAGGATTCTCTGAAAAAAGAAGTTATCGGTCAAGACGATGCTGTCAGCAAAATTGCTCGAGCAATGCGTCGTAACCGACTCGGAATCAAAGATCCAAACAAACCAATCGGTTCATTCATCTTCTTGGGTTCAACAGGTGTAGGAAAAACTCACCTCGCAAAACAACTTGCAAAACAAATCTTCGGTTCTGCCGATAACCTGATCCGAGTAGATATGTCTGAATATCAAGAGAAACACACCATTTCACGTTTGATTGGAGCACCTCCAGGATACGTGGGTTATGATGAGGGTGGCCAACTAACCGAACAGGTAAAGAACAAACCATACTCGGTTGTTCTTTTTGACGAGGTTGAAAAGGCAAACAAGGAGATCTTTCATACCCTTCTTCAAATGTTGGATGAAGGTCATCTTACAGATTCTTTGGGTCGTAAGATCAACTTCAAAAACACCCTCATTATCATGACCTCAAACATCGGTGTGAAGAAACTCCAAGACTTCGGTACTGGTATCGGTTTTGGTGGTTCATCCTACTCGTCAGAGGAACAAAAGAAAGAGATCCTGAAGAAGGAAATGAAAAATTACTTCTCACCAGAATTTCTAAACCGTATCGATGAGACCATCATCTTTAACTCTCTTGATCAAGTATCCCTTAAAAAGATTGTATCTATTGAACTCAATAAGTTGATGAAACGTCTAGGAGATCTAAAACTAAATTTCACTTTTGATGAAAAACTCGTTGATCATATCTCGAAAGTAGGGTTCGATGAGGTGTATGGCGCTCGACCTATCAAACGAGCAATTCAAGATGAAGTGGAAGACTTGGTTTCCGAATCCGTATTATCTGACACCGTAAAAGAAGGAGGGAGCTACACCCTCTCCGTGGAAGATGAAAAAGTGGTTATCAAGTAAAAGAAAGGGGGTCAATGACCCCCTTTTATTTTTTACAAAATGATGATTCTTTTCCGAAATGTAGACAACGTAAAAGTTTCACTTCAATTCTCATATCATGGTATTTGTCACCATCACAGGCTTTATGTCCATTTCTAATTGATTTAAACAGTTCAAATTCTATCTGTAAAATTCGTTTCAGTAATTCCATTTCATTCATAAGCAAAAAAAATTAGGGCAAAAAAAAGAGGTCCAATGACCTCATCTACTATTCAACATCTTCATTTCGATTCAACCAAGTAGTCAGAATATATTTATCATTTGAAATTGGCATATGTCCTCGGTGGACATAAGGCCAAGGTGCTGGCCATACCAAAAATGTTCCCTGAGTAGGTTTTATCATCATTTCTTGATGTAAAAATTCGGTCTCACCACCTTCTTCTACATCATTAAGATAGAACATAACAGCGAATATTCGATTGTAGAATTCATAATATTCTCCTTCAGTGTGATAGGATTTGAAATGTCCTTCCCCTTTTTTATATTTCTGAAGTTGCCAAACAGGATAATATGTTCCATTTCCAAACAAATATTGAAAGGTATTAAATTCATCGTTTGTTGGGAATTTAGAAACATAGTCATTTACCTTTTCATTCGCAACTCTGACAATCCAATCGGTTTCGGATTTAAATTCTTCATGTGCTGCAATGTCAAAATCGGTAGTATCTTTATACTCCGTGTTGTATCCGGATGCAGTTACACCAGAATAATGTAAGTGGGGATTTTCTTCGAAAATTCTGATTAATTTCTCACAAAAAGCTTTAGATAGAGCTCCAGGGTAAACTCCTATTGTATCCTTGACGTTCATATTCGTGTTTAGTATATCCTAATCTATTTATCATCTCGTGTGCAGTATGGATAGAATTTTGAAGATCCTCCACAACAACATACTCGTGCATCGTATGATAATTATAATAACCACAAGAAAAATTTATACAGGAAAAATCAAATTTCATTTTCAATTGTGAAACATCTGTATAAGGGTGGATCTGAAACTCGTGGTGTGCAAACATTTCTGTCAAAACTTCATCAGCAATTCGGAAAAATTCCGAATTCCGATCAAATAAACGCACACCTGAACAGACTTCAGTAACCATGTAATTACTTGGGGCGTCCAACTGAATTGCATATGCAACATCCGAGAAAAACTCGGGACTAGCTTGTCTAGAACCTATACACCCTACTTCCTCAGACACAAAAAATGCTGCTTTTACGTGAGGTAAGTTTCGAAGTGAAATCAAAGCACCATACACACCACATTTATCATCACCACCAATACCAACAGGTTTACCATTTGGTCCATATCCCTTCAAGGACAATTTAGGTTGCTTTTGACGATTTGGTAGTTGTTCCTCTCGGACGATAATTTCATCTTCGAAATGGTGAACTGTGTCGGTATGTGCAACCATACAAGGGTAGAGTTTATCCTCATACCCTTGCGTGGTTTTGGTGGCATAAACATTCATCATCTCATCGACTACATAAGGAATTCCCTCTTTGTCCAACCAATCACAAATGTATTGGACCATAAGTTCTTCATTGTAAGTTGCCGTGCGAACTGACAACAGTTCTTTCAAAAATTCTAAGTCATTCATTTTCCGATGGATTTACGATAGTTTGAAAGAATTGAATTGATGTTTTGACGACCAACAGGATTGGCACTTTGAATTGACCACGTAGGAACATCAATTCCACCATTATCCATACAGTAATTCACCAACCATTTTGCGGCGTTATGACCAGTACCAAGTTCATCGTCACCCAAATCATGATCAAAGAAGATTTCATCAGGGAGACCAAACTCACGGATATAATCAACAAACTCGGGGTATTCTTTCACCCAAACAATCTCATCAACTTTCGAATCGTACTCAGGGATATATTGATCCCTCCATACACTCATATTCGGATCCCGAATGTCGTCTAACCACAAATACGTTTTCATGTTGATAAGTTTTCAACAAAGATACGAAAATATTTGTTGATATCAAAATAGTCTATAATTTGTCAACAAATTCCTGACATCTTCTATTGGTAACCTAAATTTTTCACTTCTGTAATCACCTGGTTTTGAAACTCTAACATCCACTTTCTCAGTTTCATTGTCAAATTTTTCAATCATAAATGTATCATATTGATTTCCCTCAGGGAATTTTTTCCATGAACCTGGTGTTACCCCAAAATCTTGTAATAACTTATAATACTTTTGATCAGATGTAAAATCTCTACCTTCAAATTCTTCTTCTACAGCATCCAAAAGTCTATCAATATACCTGTGAATTGGCTCCATATCATAATCTTCACCCATTTCCCAAAAACCATCTTCGTAATTGGGGTAATGTCCTTGATTGTATATCACATCCTTAATAATATCAGTAAGACTTTGGTCTTTTATTTCAGTTCCGTAATTCTCAATAAAATTCATCAACTGAGCCAGACTCACCAAGAATGTTTCCCTTGTTTTAACAGGTACCATTTGAAGAATTTTTCTCGGGAGAGGTATTGAGTAATCTTTATACAATTCTTGTTCAACCTCTTCAGAAATTTTATTATTTCTCTCTTCCACTACACTATCAACAATATCTGAAGTATATTGACCAAACTCATCATCCAAAAAAGTTGTAATTTTTTTTGCACAAGGTGTTTCACCCTCCAATGAACACTCACCTTTTTTTATTTCAGGTATCATGTTGGACATCAAATTCAATAATCTTTCTTTCTGAGGAGTTGTGAACCAATAAAAACCCCAACCTTCTTCCCAATCGGTGTTCTGAGAGTCGTAATCAATAAAAAAGTCATTATAACTATTATAATTAGAGGTTACCGCATTTACAACCCACCTAGTATTGTCATCCAAACCAAATAAATCCCAATAGTCATCAAACTCCAAAAGAGCTCCCTTACCTTTTACTTCAATAATTTCAGGGATCTCATCAACAAGATCCTCAGCCGATATTTTACCATCCAAATAATCTCTTATAACCTCAACCAT